GGATACTGTGCAGGATCACAATACCCCTTCATTAGGTTATACCATTCATCCGCTTCTCCGTGATTGCCACCTTGCAGTACATTTAGTATTTTAGTACCACCATTTTCAATGCCTTTACGATTTTTAATAAAGTATTCGTTATTGTAATGTGTGGCCGCAACAGCTTCATTGTATGCTTGTCTCGCATCATTTGGATTAATACCAACTCGGGCACAGGCAATGGGATCTCTGCCAATCCATGTGGGTATGTCCAAGGTCATTGCATAGTCTGAAATGTTATCTAACCATTTGAGCACAGCATCACGCTTGGCCTGTGCCTTAGGACAACCTGAATTTGCTTTCCAATCACCTTCCCAAAGCCCTTTACCAATTTGGAATCCGCCGCTATCGCCCAAAACCAGTGTGCCCGGCTCACGATTACGAACCATGTCCTCTTTCCAATCCTGTTTATTTAAGTTTAGATTGGCATGACCACCACTGTATAAACTCCATTTGTATGGAAACATTGACTTTTGACTATTAAGCCAATTGAGTTGTTCCATATCAGTTAGTCCCACTGGGAATCTTTTAGTGTCTACATATTCTTCATTACGTTGTTTGCCTATGAATGTGGCATAGAATCCACTAATGGCTGGCAAGAATATTGCGTAGTCACTTTGTTTGCTGGTTAGATTATCTTGGTTAGCCATGGTAAAATTGTATTGAATTAATTAGTTCGTAATCTTTTTTATAATGATCTTTGATACGTTCAAGGTATTTAGAGTTTTCTAATAAAGGTTGGAATATTTTTTTGTAGTTGCTTCGAGTCATGTCGCCATCTTCTCGATTTTCAGTAGTATGTTGATAGTTATAATTTTGATACCTATTATCGATACCTTGATTTTTTAAAAATTGACCAAAGTACAATCTATAATCGTGATCACAATTAAAAAATGTACAACGTTTAGGATCTAGTCCTTCAATGAAGTATACTTGTTTTTCTGTATGATCGTCAAATGTCACTTGATCAATAATTAAGTCAATTGTTAACTGATTGATTTGTGTTGTATCGGCATTACAATGATATAAAGTAAAATATTCACAAATGCCGCTTAGCCAACGTTCAACTGGATCACGTAGCACAATCAATGCATGTTTATGACGCATGTGATCGTAGTGATAGTTGTAAAACTCCCAACCCAAATCTAACAAATTAGGTTTGGTCCACGAACTGGCATTCTTAGGTATGTTAACATACATAAGATCACTATCTCTATGACTCATGCATGTACCAAACACATGTCCTTTAGGCTGCCAGTGTTCGTGAAAGTGCATTACTTGGTCTGAGCTGGAATGATATAACTGTAGTCAGCAATGCCAGAATCAACAGTGATCATTGCAGCACCTTCATCACTGATCTTGAGTGTTTTATCTCCGGGTATGGCAAAAATGGCCAACACCGCACCCACTGGCCATTTCCAGTTTGTGGTCAAGTTACCAGTGATGGCACCATCAAACACAAAGTTACCTGCATGACTTGATGCATCACCAAAGTAAAACTTAAGAGTACCGTTTTCAGTTTTGGCAACAAACGTTGTTTCTTCACTGTTGGCACTGGCCATGTAACGCATACGCTGTATACTGGCATTAGTTGGGACAACGTCTACACCCCACTTGACACCTTTGAATTTAACTGCTTTGAGTTTGTCATTGACAACATCTGCACTCATAAAACGATAGTCGTTCTTAAAGTCTCCGGCAGCATTTTCAAAGTGTATACCACTTGGCACAGTTTCTCCAGCTGGATTCTGCTGTGTATTGATGCTGAGTTTGGCGTTTTCCTTATATTCTGGAATATTAAGAATAGTGTTTAGTTTGCCTAGATTGGGCATACCAAATACGCCAAGAAATTCTGGCACTGGATTTTTAAATTTTGCTTCAACAATGACACTACGGTCTTCTGCTAATGCGTTAATAACGGTGCCGGATGCATCGCCATTAATTTTAACTAGGTCAATGGTACCTAGTCCGTATGTGTGTTGTACGATATCTTGTAAATAGTCTTTCATAGTTTCTCCTGTTGTGTAAGTATATAGATTGTATTTAGATTTGTCAAAGTATTTGAGTAAATTATCACATCACTTCTCGATTGCGTATTTCTCCAAATACTTGATGTGCCTTAACCGTGTGTAATTGCCCTGGTCGGCGTATTTCTATCCAATGATTGTTTGAACTATAGATGGATTCTTTAATAACTTCAAATCCCAAACTCAAACATAATGGAACTAGTAGACTTTTGGGCATGTATGACTGAGCAAAGCTTTCCGCCATGCCTGCACCTGCTGGAGTATCACCGTCATTGTAGCTGAACATGAACACTCCGCCTGGACGAAGAACGTTTCGCATTTGTTTTAACACTTGGTGCATGGTGTCAACGCTGATGTAATTAAAATATCCCCAACTAAATGCAAATGCCATTTGACCTTGAGGTAATACAGATAGATCATGATTTATCAATGGGTATTTTCTCAATCTTCTTTGATATTCTAATGGAAATTTATTGTTTGTAATGTCTAAAAATTCAGTATATCTATCCATGATGTATAAAGGATCGGCTGCCACCATGAATTGTGTCCATTCTCCCTCTCTACATCCAATTTCCAATGAAGGATATCTCCAGCTGGTATGCACCAGTATGCGTTGTTTAATAATTTCTTCTAGTTCCTCGGGCACATACATACGACGGCTATTTCGTGCATGTTCAAAAGATGGAATACGTTCTTCTAGCTCATAGTTATTGGCAAACAATTTATATGATAACGTGGCTATCTCATTGTTTATAATTTTCAATTGATCAGAAAATGCATCAACAGGTTCCTGTATCTGCTTGATTAATTGTTCGTAGGTGTTGATAAGACCATCGAGGTAGTTTAAATGATCAGCTGATACGTTAGTAATTTCGCCTTTGACATTGTGTAGCCTGTGGCACAGTTCATTTAGCTCATGAACTGCACCATCTGCATTAACTGCATCCATTAATGACTTTTTAAAGCATACTAGATCATACAGTGCCACAATTACTCCCAACTAAACAAACTGTCAAATGTAGTTTTAATGTCAGTGCTGGCCTCGATATCCCAATCAAGTACACCCAATAAATTTTCTACTTTTTGTGTGACAATGGTACTTTCCATCAAGCCATCATCGAATGGCAAGTCTTTGAACCATTGCGGTATATGTGCTTCATCTGTGGGATACCCAATACTGGTATATCCAAGAGCATTGTCTCGTAGTTTACACACAATAGTTTTCATACCGTCTACAATGGCAACACTATAGTTGTCTCCATGCATACGCTTTAGATTATTCCAATTCATTGCCGCACGTACATGTCCTGGCATATTGGCTTTGCCCAAACGGACTTCTTCTGCTGTGTACTTGGTCAAGTTATTCACACGCTTAGGTGTGCCTTTTTCCCATGCCGGACGATCTTGGAATAGTATTTTAAACTCACGTACTTTATCCAGTACTGCTTCACGTGTTGCACCAGTTAATACATCTAAAAGAATTTCACTTAAAAAGTCTTGCACAACCTTGGGAGTATCACTACGCTTGAGGTCTAGTCCCATTGCTTTGACTTTGCCATGCTTGCCATTTTGATCAAGTCTATTGCCTTCCATATCAAAGATTAGTACAGCATATCGTTTCTTCTTGATAAACAGGCCCTTGCTGGCAATTAGTTCTCGACCGCCTTTGATAATTGATCCCATTTCTCTGGGGCAATGGCATGCCCTTTCCATAAATCCTGGAAAACTTTCATTACACTGGTCAGCAATGGCATCATAGAGTTGAACACAAATTTCTCTATTCCACTCCATACGCCCTGCGGCTACTTCTTCTTTGATTGCCGGCCACGCACTAAAGTATACGGAGTCCGTGTCGCCATAGATAATGCTTTCGCCAACATGGTCATATTGGCCTGTAATTGCCTCATTGACGAAGCTGTCCATGTGCTTGGCGATGATCCGACCAGTAAGCGTCGTGCTCTGGCCAATACGCTTATCAAAGAACCTGCAACCGGGGTTGAGGATTGCCCCGTAAAGGGAGTTGAGATTAATTTTTTTAACGAGTTGGCGTTTGTCCCAGAACGCCTTGTCTTCAGCAGTTTCTGCGGTTTTCTTTTTCCCTTGAAGTTCTTGTCTTTCTGCATACCATCTTTCTAATAGTCCAGGAATAATACCTTTCATATCGTATTTAAATATTGTGCCATTTGCACTCAGTGTCCATGGCTGATTACCTTCAAAAATTATCTTCCATACTTCTGTGGCAGTATGTGAAGTCTGATTGCCATCTTCCCAATCAATAGTGATTTCAACTCCCGCCTTACATTCCATAACAGCCTGATACTCTAGTGTACCAAACATATTTTCCCAAGCATCTGCAAAACTTGAACCTGCGGCCATTTTGTCTGCAATATACCTATCGGTCATTACCGTTCGGAGTTGCCCAACAATGGTTTCTGGTCCCATGTTAAGGGCTCTAATAGCCGAGGGGTAGAGCGAGTTGATGTCGATTGCACCAACATATTCGTGCATGCCTTTTTTGGGGTAAGCAACATAGGCACCTGCGGCTTGCGTTTCTCCTTGATCATCTCTTCCCTTTCTATTTGGAACAACCATACCACGTTGATGGGCTTCATTAATGATGGCCTGTTCAGTTACAGCAACCGCACCCATTGTGGTCTGTAACAACACGGTGTTATCGTGTGCAAGTTCATTGGCAAGATCTAGGAATCGTAACTTCTGATCTAGTTTTGCCAACAACATGGTATCTTGTCTGTTATATTTGATAAACGTTGGAAAGTCTTTGTTATACAACTGATCCAAGGTGCCTTCGTAGGCAGTTTTACGTTCATCTAGCTCGTACTCGCCAATGGCGTCCAAACTATAACTATGTCGTTCTTCATATGTATATTTGCGATACAGTTGCATATAGTCTAAATGCACACGACCCAATAGATCAAATGTTAGACTTTCTGTACCATAACGTTCAAACATACGCTGTTTGGGCAATTGGTTCCACAAACACAATCTTCTGGTGTCATCCTTGCTCAACACTTTGGTAATACGCATCACAGTATAGGGAATATCAAATCCCTCACTGTTCCATCCACTTAATATGTCTGCATCCTGTACTAGATCAAGGAATGTATCCAGCATATCCTCTTCACGTTCAAACAGATAACAGTTTTCAAATTTACTACAGATCTCTTGAGCACTGTCCCACGAATATGTTTTGGGAGGCACAACCAAGGTGACTAATTTATCCATCCAATCTAAATAAACAGAGAATGCAGTAATTGGATTAAATGGATCGTCGGGACGACTATAACCCTTAACGGGGTCAAAGTCTACCTCAATGTCAAAAAATGCTGTTTGCAATCGGGGCGACATTATGCCCATGTAATTGGTTTCTAAACAACGATGTATGGGATTAATGTCACTTTCCCACATACGTTTGTTAGAATTTAATTTAAGTTCTTTTTGATATTCTTTACTGTTACGAGTACTGAATCTGCTAACAGGAGTATCGTAAATTGTGCGAAATTTTCCCCGGGGGTCATCATAATAAAAGATATAGTCTGCCGGATAGTCGCGATATACTCGCTCGCCATTAACACGTTCCACGACGTGAATTCTATCTTTTTGCCGATCAAAGAGGGCGTCAACGTAGCTCATAATTCTCCATTTGTGGCTGGTATGCCATGATACATGTTCGTAAAGTGAACGACGCTATTATTACTTATCAATTTGTTTGTACAATAAGTTTTATTAATCCAGCTGAATCAATAACACTCAATATCAAATAGTTGCCCAGTATGCCAAAACTACCACGTGTGTACGCACACCATGCCATGATCAAACATCCTGATATAAATGCGGCATACAATGGTACAAATGGCAAATTGGGCACCATGATGGCATAGGTCAAACTACAACCGATGGATATGACCCATCCCAACATCTCTAAACAAAATCTTAGAGGATACTCGTTGAAGTCATTGCGAACATATGTTGCAAAAGAACTACGCCATTCTGTAAATGTTTGTCTCAAAGTGTTTTGCCAACAGTTTCAAGAATAGTATTCAATTCGTCATGATCACGATTAGTCTCGCCCAACTTGGCCTTGTGTGCAATTTTAATTGCCTTCTTTAGTGTAGCAGGTTTAATTTCTAATTCTTCAGCGATGGCTTTGACTGTTTCATTAAGTCCTTCACTGAGTGTGTCAATTTCATGTAGCACTTGCATGCCTTCATTGATCAATTGTGTTAATTTGATTTTGGCATCGCCATTAAAACTGCGGTTATAGTCGCTCATAGATTCTCCTGTTGAATAATGTAATTATATATGTTGATATTGGTAAAAGCAAGTGAAAAGACAAGTTTATTCAAAACTGAATAAATTAGCCAAGGGGTTTGCAGATTTATCTGGTAACAGATCACTGCCCTTGTTTCTATAATATGTTTCGTTATAACTGTGTAATATTTCCACACTGCCTATAGTGGGAATTTTTAACATTTTGTAAATTTCATCTGTGCAAAACGATGCTTGACTTTGTGTAAAGTCTTCATGCTTGACCAAGCCAGTCTTTTCTAATTCAGTATAGAAATTGTTCTTGGGCACTTTGTCAGTGATGTCTCTTTGAACTAGTGTACACAGCTCTTGGCTAATTGTGTTGTGACGTTCAAGCAATTGGGTTTGTAATTCTTTATCAACACCGGCACCATATACTTGTTTGAGTAACTCGGGCACTTGATCTTCATCAACAATCAATG